TAGTGCCTCTCACGGTATACTTATCGCAGAAGAATTATTAAAAGAATTAAAATAAAATTATGAGTGATTATAAAACAAAGAAAATTAAATCCCCGGATGGTATTATAAGAATAATATTTGACGGAAAATTACATTCTTGGGATGAGGCTAGTGTTCAATATCCTAAAGAGATGAAACGTAAAGATGAATATTATCTCTATGGTATTCAATACACTAAAGACCAATGGTTAGAACAAAAACGTGATCGAAACGGGATACCCCCAGACCATTCGCCTAGCGTTATAACTGTAAAATAGAATTATATGAAAATAACATTATGTTCAACTGTTTCGTGTGGCAAAACAACTTTAATTGAAGCTCTATCAAAATTACCTCAATTCCAAGATTATCATGTAGCTACTGAACGTAGTAAATATTTACGAGATTTAGGAATACCTTTAAATACAGATTCTACATTAAAAGGACAACTTTTATTTGGAGGTGAAAGATCAAGTGAATTAATACATGAAAATTTATTAACAGATCGTTCTATTATTGATGTAATGAGTTTTACTAATTTAGCTAAATCAATATCTGAAATAGAAAAATTTGATTTTGAATGTCTGTTTTCTCATTTAATCCAGGAATATGATTATATATTTTATATATCTCCTAAAGGGATTAATATAGAAGATAACGGAGTCCGTTGCGTAGATCCAACATACAGATTAGAGATAGATAAAGAAATAAAACGCCTCTTGAAAGAATATAAACCTCATATTAAAAACTATGGTGAGTTATCTGGTTCTACAGAGGATAGGATAAAACAATTACTAGAAGTAATTTCCCTTTAATATTTATCAATAAATAAAATTAATTAAATGAAAAACATTAATATAGCCGAATCAAGAGATTTTTTATTAAAAGAAAGTATCGAATTAGATGAAATGGCTAAAATTCAAGGTGATCTTAAAGACGCCATCGAGGCTGTAATAGCCGCTAACCCAGAATTAGATGGTTTACCACTTAAGAAAGCGATTAAAGCTGATCAAAAAGTAGTTGATGCTCTGGCTGGTGAAGATTTATATGATAACCAATTAAATAAATTTATTGCTTCGGCTAAGGGTGAAAGAACTGTTGGAACTCGTGGTAGACAAGCCACTCCAGCATCTGCTAAATCCGATATAGCAGCAGATTTAGGTTCTTCATCTAAAAAAGCATTATCTGAACCTGGTTTTGAGGAAGATGATGTTGATATTACTGATACATGGAATACACCGGAAGAAGATGATGTTGATGATGAAAAAGGACCAACATCTAAAGACATAGATACTTCTATAGAAAGTGATATACCAACAGATGTTACTCAAGCAAACGCTTATAAAAATATCATTGTTAAAAAAGTAAACAAAATTGAGGCCCTTCCCCCACAAGATAGAGCATCTTCACCTGATATGATAGCTTTAAAACAATTTATAAAAAAACCTGAAGTATCAAAATTATTAACTATTCCTACAATTCGTGGTTTAGTTTCTTCAATTATAGGCTAAAAATAAAATACCAAGTCTAATTAAAGCCTCTCTGGATGTATTTCTAGAGAGGCTTGGTTATCTAATATTTTCTCGTTATATTTATAATATATGGCAGAGGAATTAAAACCAAACTCAAATTTATCCCTAAAGGAATTAATAAAGCAAGAATATCTTCGTTGTGCTCAGGATCCTGTATACTTCGCGAAGAAATACTACTATATCCAACACCCGATAAAGGGGCGTATGTTGTTCGGATTATATGGATTCCAGGAGGTAATGATGATGAAATTTACCAAAGAGGAGGATGCTATAATAAATAAATCTCGACAATTAGGTATATCCACTCTTATATCTTGTTATTCTCTTTGGTTAATGTTATTCCATAAAGATAAAAATATACTTGTATTAGCTACCTCTCAAGATACTGCAAAAAACTTAATTACAAAGGTAAGATTTTCATATGAACAATTACCTTCTTGGATGCGACTTAAAACAACCGAGAATAATAAATTACTCCTTAAACTTATAAATGGATCTCAAATACAAGCTAAATCCGCAACTGATAATGCCGCTAGATCTGAAGCCGTATCTTTGCTTGTAATAGATGAGGCCGCCTTCATTGATAATATAGAACGCATATTTACCGCTGCCCAACAAACTTTAAGTACGGGTGGATTTTGTATTGCATTATCAACACCAAATGGATCTGGTAACTGGTTCTATAATGAATTCATAAGAGCACAAGATAAGAAAAACAGTTTTGTTCCTTATATATTACCATGGACTGTTCACCCAGAACGAGATCAAGAATGGAGAGATAGACAAGATAGGGAACTTGGTGTTAAGATGGCTGCACAAGAATGTGATGCATCCTTTATTACTTCTGGTGAATCTGTTATTGATACTGATATATTAAATTATTATACTAAAAATATAGCAAGAGATCCTTTGTATCGTAAAGGACCAAATGGTGAAACACAAGTATTTGAAGAACCAGATTATTCAAGATCATATTGTTTAATAGCTGACGTAGCTCGCGGAGATGGAGCTGATTATAGTACATTTCATATATTTGATATAGAAAATTGCAGGCAGGTATGTGAATTCCAAGGACAGCTTCAAACAAAAGATTTTGCAAATGTAATACACGCGGCTTGTGTTGAATATAATAATGCATTATGTGTGGTTGAGAATGCTTCTATAGGATGGGATGTGTTAGGAAGAATTATAGATAAAGGATATCCAAATATATATTATTCACCAAAAATAGATCATACTGCCAGTTCAGACCAATATTTATCTAAGTATAATAGTGGTGAAAATATGGTACCTGGATTTTCTATGACCCAAAAAACAAGACCACTTGTTATCTCTAAATTAATTTCGTATATGAACGAATATTCAGTTGAAATATTCTCAAGACGATGTTTAGAGGAAATAAGAACATTTATATATAAAAATGGTCGCCCACAAGCTCAACATGGAAATAATGATGATTTGGTAATACCAATTGGTATATTCTTATTTTTAAGAGAAACAACATTAATGTATCAAAAACAAAGTGAAGAATTGTCAAGAGCTACTTTAAATAGTATTCATAATATTAATTATACTTCACCTATCATTCATAGAAATCCATATGAGAATAATCAATGGAGTATGAATGACGGAAGAGGTGGTGAAGAATCCCTTCAATGGTTGTTAGGATAAAATAAATTAAAAATAAATAATGGAAGAAACTCCAAAACAAAATACCGGATTTTTTGATAAAATTCAAAAATTATTCTCTACTGATGTAATATTAAACGCTCAAAGCGGGGGTCAACTTAAAGTAGTTGATATAAATAAAATACAATCAAGTGGCGAGGTAATAACAAATTCCGTATTTGATCGATTTAATAAAGTTTATACTACTTCCGGTAGAAATCAATATAATACATTAAATTCATTACCAACTTCTCGTATTCAGTTATATACTGATTATGAGGCGATGGATACTGATGCCATTATAGCATCTGCACTTGATATTATATCTGATGAGGTCGGATTAAAAAATGATTTTGGCGAAGTATTACAAATACGTAGCTCAGATGATATTCTTCAAAAATTATTATATAATTTATTTTATGATATTTTAAATATTGAATATAACCTATGGTCTTGGACACGTAGTATGTGTAAATATGGAGATTTTTATCTTAAATTGGAAATCTCAGAAGAATATGGGGTGTATAATGTTATACCTTTTTCTTCATATACTATGATAAGAACTGAAGGTGATGATCCAACTTCGCCCCAAGAAGTTAAATTTATATACGATCCAACATTTGCCTCCCAACAATCCCCATTAGGACATCAACAGATGGTATCAGGATTAGGAACAAATAAAGTTGAATTTAAAAATTATGAAATTTCACACTTCCGTTTATTGAGTGATTATAATTATCTTCCATACGGGCGTAGTTATCTTGAACCTGCTCGTAAAATATTTAAACAATTGAATCTTATGGAAGATGCGATGTTAATACATCGTATTGTAAGAGCACCTGAAAAACGTACATTTTATATAAATGTGGGTAATATTCCCCCAAATGAGGTAGAACAATATATGCAGAAAACCATCAATAAGATGAAAAAAACTCCATATATTGATCAAAAAACAGGAGAGTATAATCTTAAATATAATGTTCAAAATATATTAGAAGATTTCTATATTCCTGTTCGTGGTAATGATACTTCAACTAAAATAGAAACAACTAAAGGTTTAGATTATGCTGCTATTGATGATGTTAATTACCTTAAAGAAAAATTATTTGCTGCACTTAGAGTACCTAAAGCTTATTTAGGATATGAAGCTGATCTTTCTGGAAAATGTATAAGCCCTGATACTTTAATTCCATTATTAGACGGAAGAATAATAACAGTAGATGAAATAATAAATGAATTTAACAATGGTATTAAAAATTATGTTTATTCATTAGATGAAACTACAAATAATATAGTTCCTGGAGAAATAGAATGGGCTGGATTTACTCGTTTGAATACACAAGTACTTCGTGTCTGGTTAGATAATAAAAAATATATCGATTGTACTCCTGATCATAAGTTTTTAACTAGAGATGGAGAATGGAAAGAAGCTCAAGATTTAAAAGAGAGTGAATCATTAATGCCTTTATATTTGAAAAAATCAATTGAAAAGAAAATTAATGGTTATACTGAAGTATATCACCCCTCAACTGGAAAATATGAATTTGTTCATAGGTTAGTAGCTAATTATTATGGATTAAAAGAAGAAGGTAAAGTAATTCATCATTCTGATTGTAATAAGTTAAATAATAATCCTGAGAATTTAAATGGTTCTATGGATTTCTGGGAACATAGAAAATGGCATGTAGAACATGCTATGATGTGTCATACTGAAGAAGCTAGTTTAAAAAGAAAAAATACTTGGGTTGCTTTAGGTCAAAATAATGATTATAGAGAATCTCAAAAAGAAATTTGGAAAAACAATTCTGAAAATTTAGTAAAATGGATTAAAGAAAATGGAGCCTCTAGAAAAGGTTATAGAAAAAATCCTGATGGGATTTGTGCTGGATGTAAAAATCCATTCGATAAAACTTCCTTAACTCCTGAACAACAAAATAATATATATTGTTCTCAAGATTGTAGAAATAAATTCTGGAAAGGAAAATTTAATAATATAACACTAGAAGTATTAAAAGAAAACGCTTTATTATGTAAAAATTTTAAAGAATTAATGATATCTTTAAATATAAAAGATCATACTACTTTAAGAAAAGTGTTTGATAATTTATCTATTAATAAAGAAAAATTCATAATAGAATATATGCCATTAGCCCATTCTAATTCTAGGTTTATGAATCAATTTCCCTTAACTAATGATTATTATAATAAAGGAGAATATAAGAACCATAAAGTCTTAAAAATTGAATGGTTAGAGAATAAAATAGATACTTGTGATTTAACTATTTCTAAATATCATAATTTTGGAACAGAAGCCGGGGTAATAATCCACAACAGTACTTTAGCCGCCGAAGATATTAGATTTGCTCGTACAGTAGAGAGAATCCAACGTATAATAGTATCTGAATTAACTAGAATAGCTATTGTTCATTTATACGCACAAGGATATGACGGAGAATCTTTAACTAATTTTACATTATCTCTTACACCACCTTCAATTATATATGACCAAGAACGTATAGCTCTTCTCAAAGAAAAAACAGATCTAGCTATTTCTATGGTTGATAACACATTATTACCTTCAGACTGGGTTTATGATAACATATTTAACTTTTCTCAAAATCAATACGAGGAATATAGAGATCTTATTGTTGAAGATAAAAAACGTAAATTTAGATATTCTCAAATCGAGGCAGAAGGAAATGATCCGGCTGAAAGTGGAGAAGCATTTGGTACTCCTCACATATTAGCGGCTCTAAATAAGAAAGGAAAAACACCATCTCAAGGTACCCCTAAAGGTTATGATGAAAATAACAATGAAATACCAAGCGGACCTTTACCTGATGCTATATTGGGCAGACCAGAAGAACGTTCATCCATAATTAATACACAAGATTCGGCCCTAGGTAAAGATAAGTTAGGTTCATATCAGATGAAAAATGATAATACTGATGGGACTAGTTTAAATCCACCTACAAAACAAGGAGCATTAAGATTAGAGACTACAGAAAATGTTTACAAACAACATAAAGATCAATTAAAGAATATGTTTCCTAATCGTAGAATAAATCTATTTGAGGAAAGTGATATATTAAACCCATCAAATATTCTTACTGAAGACAAATTAATTTAATATTTATAGTTAAAGCCATATTTTAATGACAAAAATATCTCATTCGAAGTATCGAAATTCAGGAATACTATTTGAACTCCTGGTAAGAAAAATTACCTCAGAGATGATATCTGAACAGAATTCAAATGCTATAAATATTTTAAAAAGATATTTTACGGGTACTGAAATAGCAAAAGAAAATAGATTATATCAAACTTTACTAAAAAATCAAAATTTAACCGAGGGTAAAGCAAATTCTATAATCTCAACTATATCATCCTTATCCTGTAAACTTAATAGAAAACAATTAGCTAAAGAAAAATATAATCTTATTAAAGAGATAAAAGCCTCATATGATATTGAAGACTTTTTTAAAGCCTCTATTGATAATTATAAAACTTTAGCCTCTATCTATACTTTAATTGAGTCTAATTTTGTTGAAGATCCATCACCACAACTTATAGTTTCCTCTAAATCTAATTTATTAGATTATTTGATTGAGAATAAAGAAAGTGAAGAAGATACAATAGCTACTGAATTAGCCTCTATGGATAAAGGAGAACGTTTTCTTGTCTATAA